AATTTTTCTTTAAAAGATAGTTTTGTTGTTTACCGGAAAACCATGAAATACGGCAAGTCCTTTTCACTCGCAGTTGCTGGCGCGGTTGGTGGGCGGTATGTTTTCATACCAGTTGTAAAACTGGCATGGAACTGGGTTGTGTTCATTTTGTGGACATATAATCCGGTGTTTTTGTGTGGTAGTGCACTCGAGGAGGCGGTTTTATCGCTAAACCCTGAGTGGCCTGCCCCACCGAAGCCGGACCCGCCCATCATTTCGGTTGAGATGGCCAAAATTGGCTTCTCCCAGTTGCGCCGACTCGTGAATTGGATTGAAGAATTTTCCATTTATGATATTCTGGCCTATTTCATGTGTGGTATAATAGTCCTCATTTTGATTTCGAAGACGTACCAATTGGTTAAGGATTCCACCCGTCAGGCAGTTTTGCGTGCTCGTGGAGTCAGCTTCGAGTCAATGAGGGCTGGTTCGGTCCTGGTGAAAGGGGAAATTCCAAAATATCAGGTTGCTGTGCTCCGGGCGGGGCTGTTGAGAGATGGCCACGTCGGGTACGGTATCAGGGTTGGGAATTACCTGGTGGCGCCGCATCACGTCGTGACTGATGCTGGTGAGGAAGTCATTTTGTCTTCCAAGCTAGCTAAGGTCATGATGCCTCCTGCGAGCGCCATTAGATCCAGGGTTGTCACTGATCTCGTTTACGTCTGGTTGCCAGAGAGCTTCTGGGTTAAACTCGGGGTTCCTAGTGCTAAGTTTGCTCAAACAACGGAAAATCCGTTAGCGACATGCGCAGGTCCGGAAGGAGTGAGTAGTGGGCTTCTCAGGAAGTCCCAGGTTTTGGGTTTGGTCAATTATTTTGGCTCGACTCTGCCTGGGTTTTCTGGGGCTGCTTATGAAGCCGCTGGACACTGTATGGGAATCCATATTGGTGCCGTAGCTGGAAACAATATGGGAATTTCCGCGGTCGTGGTAGTTAAGGAGTTGGCACACCTGGTTAGGCAGGAGTCTAGTCAGGATGTTGCGGCTTCTTATTCTCAGCAGCTTGGCGCTCCCAAGAAACAAATGTGGGGGGCAATACAGATCGGTGAGATAGCCGATCGCAACTGGGGCGATGATGCCTGGCACTTGGAGCAGTCGTTGGACTACGACCAGATTCTGAGTTTTGATGATGAGTCGAAGCCGCGTCCGGCGGTACCTCAAGCCGTGCTGGATTTCCAGCCGACTATAAAATTGACGCAGCACTCCGATTCTGCTGCGGAGGTATCGTATTCGCTGTATCCAAGTAAATCCGAAGCCGGGGTTGAGGCCAGGTTGACACGTCTCGAGGAGCGTTGCGTTCGGTTGGAACAGGCTGTCCTTCTCCTTCAGGAGGGGAAGGGAAAGTTTCCTTGTGATAGCTGTCCCGTAGTTTGTAGGACGCAGGAAAAACTTGACGCGCATGTGGGGTCGGCCCATGTTTCTCGCCCACGCGAGTACATGGACTGCTCCGTGTGCGGGGTTAAGGTACGGTCGGACAGGCTCGAGAAACATGCATTAAAGTGCATTCGCTCGAACCCTGTCAAACCGGAGTCAGCAGTTCCCTGCGATGCTAGGGTTTCGGTTAAGACGGATAGGACGGTTCCTTTTTTAGGGAAGCGCTCTCGTCCAGTGAAATTGAGACCATCCAAAAATACTTCGACTACGAGGGCGACGAATCGGCAATCCCAGTTACTACAGGAACTCCAGTCGAGTGTCCGGGAATTCCAGAGGGTGTGCGCGATGTTCTCGTCCGCACCGCAGCAGGCTACGAATGGCCAAAATTTGGCGCCAGCGCGGAGCTGAGGAGTTTGGCTGCGCACGCCCCTCTCTCGGACGGACTAAGGGATGATGGACCAATAACGGCAGTAAGGACTCATATGTTGGAGACAGCATATGAGTCGTATAAAACCGCCACCTGGGCGATTCCGGATGATTTTCTTTCGCGGGAACATTATCTTAGGACGTTGGCCAGGTTGGATCTGCGAAGCTCGCCAGGATATCCCTACATGCTGTCTGCGCCCACGAACCGTGATTGGTTTCGTGTGTCTAAGGATGGCACGTGGGATACTGGCAGAGTTGATCAGATGTGGAAAATCGTGCAGGGCAAGCTCGCGGGACAAGGTGCGGATCCTATCCGCATCTTTATCAAACCTGAGCCGCATAAGCGCAAGAAGATTGAAGAGGGTAGATTTCGGATCATCTCTTCGGTTAGTGTTGCAGACCAGATAGTAGATCATATGCTATTTGCGGAGTGCAATGATGCGCTTATAAATAATTGGCAGTTCGTGCCCAATAAGGCGGGTTGGACGCATCTCATGGGTGGTTGGAAGATGATTCCGGCCGCTTCGTGGATTGCGGCTGACAAGTCCGCTTGGGATTGGACTGCTAAATATTGGCTATTTGAGCTCGTTCTTTCATTGCGGATCATGTTGTGTTCCAACATGAGTCCGGAGTGGATGGAGCGGGCCGTCAGGCGATACCGTGAGTTGTTTGAGCACCCGTTGTTCATTACCTCGGGTGGGCAACTCCTGCGGCAGAAGCACACTGGGATTATGAAGTCTGGATGTGTCAATACGATTTCAGACAATTCTATCATGCAGTATTTTCTGCATCTTAGGGTTTGTCTGGAGTTGGGCATTGAACCTTCCACGCTTTTTGCCATGGGCGATGATACGTTACAGGAGCCCGTGGTGGGAGCTGAGTACTTTGAGTACTTGGGACAATTCTGCAGACTCAAAGATTGGCAGAGGGCCAATGAGTTTGCGGGCTTCAGATTTCATGGGAGAACAGTAGAACCCCTCTATAAAGGCAAGCACGCTTTTAATCTGCTGTATATGGATCCGGACAACTTGAGCCAGATGTCGGATGCATACTCACTATTGTACCACCGCTCCAGGTTTGGTGGATGGGTCAAGGACATCTTCAACAAGATGGGAGTTGGAGTGAGGTCGAATGAATGGTTCGATCTCGTCTTTGACGGTTACTAAACTTAAGGGGTAGCTTCAGCATCGTGCTGGCTGGGGCTGGCCGGGGAGGCGTTGGATGCTCTTCAACAAGATGGGAG